ATCACAAATGATCACGGCTGAAGTGCCACTGGCCAAGGCGTATGTCAACGCGCCGCCCACGGCAGTCTTGAACGTCAAGCTGTAAGCGCCTGCGGTCAAGTTCGACATGTAGTAAATCTGCACTGTCGATGGCAGCACGATGATTTGGTTCGATGTTAGCGTGCCTGTGTACTCTTGGATCACGTTGGCGTACTGAACAGGCGACAGGGTTACTGTGCCACCCGTGACTGGCAAAACGAGCTGGGTGTAGGTGAAGGTCGATGACTGGCCCAAACCGAATGAGCTGTAGCCACCTGAGCCGTTTGAACACACGCAGAACGAGTTGGAGATTTGCAACTGCTGCGATGACAGGCCGTCGATGGTGTCGGTCCCCGTGGGGGTAACCGTCAAGATGCCAGTGCCGCTGTTGCGGATCATGCAGAACCAGTTGTTGCCAACAGAGCCAGCGCTTGGTAGTGTGATTGCGCCCACGCCACCGTTCCACACAATGAAGCTGGCGCGACTTGTCGACGTCAGGGTTGTGTTGGAGAAGTAGGTAGTGACTGGATATGCTTGATTCAGCGTGGTGCCGATGGCTGTGAGGCCGTAACCAGCCAATGTTGCAGCGTTGGCGGACGATGTGCCAGCACCAAACGTCACGGACTCCCACACACCGTTGATGGTGGTGTTGTCGGTCACATAGATGTACTCGGCAACGCCTGACGCGATGCTGACGATGGTGTTGCCACCTGCATCAGTCACTGTGAAGGTGTTTGAGCCAATGTTGCGGATTAGCGTGCTTTGGCCAGTCGACACTTCGACGGCTGGTGGCATGAGCAAGTTGAGACCGGCCACCGTGGCGGTCACTTCAACAATGTTGGCCACCACGCTCGTGGTGTTGCCGTTGATTGGCCACTCAAGCGTTGTGTTTGCGCTGATCGTCAGCTCTTCATACCCAACTTGCGATGGGTTGATGGTTTGACCCGTGTAGGGCGAGGTGTATGTTGTCATGATTAAGAATCCACAGCTACGGCTTGACGATCTGCAACACGCGCCATGTCCTCAGTCTTGAGGGCTGCGATTGCTTCGGAATATTTTTGTTGGAAGATGGCTCGTGCATCGTTCTTCAAGAACGGCATGGCCTGCAACAACGTGCCGTACAGCATGGCGTTTGGCGCGTACTGAGTCAGCCAATTGGTTTGGTTGGTCGAGCTCAATGGGGCGATGCGCTCGTAGTACAGCACTTCAAACGTGTACGCTTGGTCTGGCGTTGGGGCCAAGTACCAATGTTCGTAATCGGTGTCGGCGTAGTACACAGGCGTGTCCGTCTGCGTCACGTCTGGCCAATAATTCTTGAGGTATTCAAACTTACGAACAAGCACTGGCTGCATTGAGGTGCCGTTGTTCACCGACATCGACACCGTCTTGCGCCAACGAGCTGGCTTGGCCAAGACAGGGTTGTCTGGCGTCATTGTGGAGTTGGCAACAGTCAACTGACCCAACGTCTTGATTTCCTGCGCGATTTCAAACTCGCACAAGGTGATGAAAGTGGGAATGGCGTTGACGACCGCTGCGTCTTGGCGCTCCAAATATTGAAGCACTGTGCTTGTCAGCGAATCGTAAGTCATCACCCAAGATGGGGTCGTGCTCATGTTGATCCTTTACGGTTGCGTGATTGTCGCATCTGGCCGTCCGTCAGGCAAGTGTAGCGCTGGCGTCAATGATACCCAAAGCCATCTCGGTGTGACCAACTCGTTCCCGCAGTCCGATAACCCCGCCGTTGATCTTTTTGGTCAATGCGCCCCATGTGCGGCGGCCCAAATTGTCCATGGGCATGCCAGACTCGGCCAACTCGTTGCAGCCATGGGTGAACCAGAACCACCCAGCGGTCAAAGCGGCGTACTGTGGCGTGGCCACGAGGTCAGGATTGGCTACGAAGTCCACCCCAAGAGCTTTACCAGCATGGTAGTAATTGTCGTGACCAGTAAGTTGAATGCAACCACGACCCCTAAAACGATAGCCATCACCACTAGACTCGTCACGATTGCCCATGCGGCTGCCGTATACGTTATTGGCGATTTTCTTGGGATTACCTGCATATTGGTTTGCGATTTCGAGGGTGGGGAAGCGTTTTGGCCACAGCTTCATGAGCGTGGCGGCCTTGTAATTGAGGTTTTCCTCCAAGATTCGGAAGTTGCCGCACTCATGGCCACATTGGCCAATGAAGGCCGCTTGTTGGCGTGGCGTGGCAATGCCCCACTTGGCAAAGGTATCGTTGAGTGCAGGCACCCATTCGATGCCAATGTGCATGCGTTGTAGTTCTTCAGCGTTGACCATTGAGGGTGCTCCTTACTGCTTCGTACCTGTCGATGCAGGAATTGAGTTCGATGATGGCTCTGTCACCTTCGGCGACGAGGCGGACAAGGTCTTCAACAGTCTGTCCGTCAAGTTCGGCTCGCGCTTGATCATTGTTGGCGGCAGAGGGGGCACATCCACCCTTGGAGGCGACATTGACGTACAGCCTTGGGCGAGTAGACAGAATCCCAGACAACTTAGTTTCAAAATCTTGCTTGACAGTGGCATCTTTGGCATCTTGCTCATCCTTTTGTTTGGTCATCTCGCCGTTCAATCGGGCGATCTCCAAGGTGTCCTCCATCTCCTTTTGTGCATAACCGGCATGGTGGCCGTAAAAATATGCACTTAAAGCGACAGCTATAGCCCCGAGGATCATCCAAGGGTTTGGCATCATCATTCTGATTCCAGCTTGGCGGCTGCTCGTTCATGGGCGATTTCCTCACGCTCTGGGTGTTCGTAGTTCGGTGGAGTCGTTGGGGGAGGGGGAGCACGCCACTCGTCGTCGAACTGCACAGGGGCAGCACCCATCCAATTAAAGTTGGGCATGACAGAGGCCGTAGGAGCCACCGCAGGGGCCGCAGGTGGCACGGTTGGGGGTATGCCAAGGCTTGGAGCAATCTTCTCGGCCACCACTTGCGCAGCCTTGTTTACGGCGAACATACTGATGATCGTGGTGATGGAGCTGGCCATGATCAGCACGATGTCATTCAGCATCTTGGTGAACGCTGTGTCGATTGGCGACATGGACTTCATTGGTTGACCAACAAACATCACCGAGTAAAGCATGGAGCCGACGATGCCACCGAACACCAACATCAAGACAACGGCAACGAATGCCCAAACACAGACCTGAATCAATCGAACTAGGTCTTCAACCGTTTTGATCTCTAGGCTCTTCATTTGATCTCCGATGCTGATGATGCGGGTTGTTGGGCTTGCTTCTCCAACACGGGAGCAACGAGATAATCTGGGCAATCCTGAGTGAACAGGCAGTCAGGTCGTTGGCAGCGCTTCTTGCTGAAGTTGGCCGGATCTTGGCAGAAGTAGCGGTAGCGATCTTCGCAGGCCGCCAAACTACTCAACATCAGGAGGATCAATGCGAGTTTTTTCACGTTTCTTTTCCTTGTCTTCCATGCGCAAAATGATCGCGTCCAACTTCTTAATCTTCTTGTCCTGATGAACGATCAGGAAGGACAGAAGCATCATGCCAAAGATGATGAGCGAGACGATCACCACCCAAAATTTAAATTCGTTCATAGAGCGGAATACAGTCCAATCAGTTCTAGCATTCCCATTACCACTGCTACTGCGTACACCAGCTTGGCCGTTAGGATCTCTTTTCGGTGCTCTAGTTGCCATGCTGTATCTCGCTCTTTCTTGCGTTTCAACTCACGCGCAACTTCCTGCTCTTCCAAAATCTCGTCGTACTTCTCAAGGAACTCTTGGTACATCGAACCAAGTCCAAGCTCTTCTGGCGTCCCATAAATCATGGACTGCTTGAGCTGCTTATTCAACTCTCGCATTTGCCATTGGATCTCAATTCGATCAATCGCACTGTCGGCAACCTTCTCTGTGGTCAGAGCTTCTTCTTCAAGTTCTCGACAGTGTGCTTTTAATTGGCGTATGGCTTCAAAGTAGACCTTCAGGTTTTCGCAGATTTCGTGGACCGCACGCGCTTGGAACTCTTCGTAACTAAGCTCGGGCTCTGGCTCTGCTTTTGACTTTTTCGCGGATGGCTTTGCTGACTCGGTGGCGGTAGGAAGTATTGGCGCAGACGGCTTTTTAGGCGCTGCACCAAAGAGTCCTGTGATCCATCCCCAGATGCCTGCGACTTCGCCGTAGATGGCTTTAGCGTCAGCCACGCCGCCTTCAACTTGCTTTTTAAACTTTCCAATCTCAGCCTTGCCTTCACTGAGCATTTGGCAGCCAGCGCGGATAGCACCGACGGCACTTTGCGCCATGAGAAGGAGGGAGATTGGGTCCACATCGTTAGATGCCGAACAGCTTCTTTACGAACTCTGCGGCCACACCGGGGCCAAGCAACACGGCAGCCATAACTGCATAAAGCAGGTACTCGATCTTTGCCATGCGCTTGTCGCCATTGGTCAGTTGGCCGTCAATGCGGTTGTATCGCTCCGCACAAATTGCTTCATGCACAGCCAGTCTTGTGTCCACGGTATCCATGCCTTACTCCGCTGGTGTGTCGACAGGGTTTGATTCGTCAGGCTCCACAAATGGTTTTGCGGTGCTTTGGACGCCCTCAATCAGCTTGTAGACCTCTTGGTATGGTTTGGTGCCCAAATAGCCCATGACGGCGTTTAAAGCCTCTTCTGAAAGGATGGCACGCTTCATGGAGCTGGCTCCTCTGGTGTCGTCTCTTCAACCACGGGAGCTACGAACTCGCCGTCCACATAAGTCCACTCAGGGGTTACCTCGTCAGGGCAAGCAACCAACTGAGCAACGATGTCAGGGTGATAGCACTGGTCAATTGTGAAGCCAGCGACAGGTGTACAGATTTCAAAAACGTCTGTGCCGTTTACTCGTGCATATTTCATATTCTTACCACTCCACAATAACCATGCCTGAACCTGCGAAATACGGGGCGTTACCACCACCACCGCCGCCGGGGTATCCACCGCTTGCGCTAGTAGAGCTTCCACCCCCATTAACACCCGCTGCGCTACTTGGTCCTGCGCCGCCGCCAGTACCAATAAAGTCAATTGAAAAAGTTGGCATGCCTGTAGATGAGGGGGTTGCAGTTGTCATACCGCCAACACTAATCATCCCGTTGCCCCCGTATTGCCCGCCAGTTCCACCACCACCAGCCCCACCAGAAGCCCCTGAAGCTCCACTATTTGTGGATGTCAACGAGCTTGCGCCGCCTGTGCCAAATAAGTTGCCTGCGCCACCGCCGCCTACGTTATGGAAGCCTGCGCCGCCAGAGGTGTTAATGTCACCACCAACACCCGTTCCACCGGGTCCAGATGCAGCCGTAACCCACAAACCGCCAGTGGCGGAACAATACGCGCCAAATGATGATGTACCACCAGATGCGCTGTTGGCAAAACCTCCCGCTCCAACAATGACTGGGACAGACGTAACGCCTGTTAAGTCATAAATCGTCTTGAGGGTGAAGCCTCCGCCACCTGCACCGCCAGCGCCCCACATACGAACTCGGCACTTACCGACGCCAGCGGGGACAGTCCAAGTGCCAGTCATTCCTTGGCCAAAGATTTGCATTTGACCTGTGCCAAAAACCCCAGTGATGGGGTTATAAATTTGAGATTGGACTGGAATTGTCATTTAGTTAGTTCCTTGCAAAAGTACGTTGCGGCCAGAGATGGAGCCCTTGACACCAGACACTGCCGTGCCGTTTGGCGATTGGAAGTCAAAGTTTTGCACCGTGCCTGATGGGTAGTTGCTATTGAGCTGCGCCAAACCATTGGTCTGAACAAGCCCTGTACCACCAGCGGTTGCTGTTGTCATCGCGACACCAGACAAAACAGTGTTTGTCACATCAGAAGCGCTTGCAGACGTGTACGGAACCACATCAACAAATTCAGACACGGTCACTCCGCTCGTATACGAGGCAATCGCCACGTTCGGCATAGCCTCCATGAACGCAAAGGTTGGGTAGTTGCTTGAGTTCAACCAAGCCACTACGGCGTAATCCCCGTAACCCGCAGCAATGCTTGTGCAGTTGTCTGTCACTGACGTGTACCCAGTCAATGTGAACTTGTTTGTTGAAGGGTACGTGAACACAGGTAAAGTTGTAGCACTAGCAGAAAGGCCAGAGCTAAACCCATAAAGCGAGCCAGCCACAAAAAAGACTAGGCTTCCGTTACCTGTTGTGCCAAGAGCAGAGTTGTTAATCGCGCCGGAAACACTTGGACCATCAAAGTATTGGCCAATAATGTCAGGATCGCCGCCGTCGTAGGCACGGATGTTAGACACGTTTGAGCTAATAAAGTCTGTGAAGTAGTAGCCACTGCCCGGCAAATACGTAAGGCACTGAGAAGTTGTTCCACTAGCCACTGCGGTAGTGACTGTCGTATTACCTGTGGCTGTGTAGGTCGTGGAGTTCTGCTTATAGTACGATGAGAACGTGTAATTTGTTCCGTTCCAACCATAGTGCGCAAAGCCACCACTCTTATTGGCGACCACGTTTACATATTGCGTAACACCACCGATTGTTGCAATCCAAATTTGAGCAAGCGTGGTGACATCGAACACCGCAACACGAACTGCGCTGCTGGTATTTCTGAATGTGAACACCAAGTTTCCGTCACTCAAAGTGCTCAGACCGATGGTTCTGCCTGTTGATATGTTTTCGGCGACTGTAGTAGCCGTGCCTGCGGTAACAAGACTCCCAGCAGATGAATAAGTCGACAAACTGATTGTTGCTGCGGCAGTGAAATATGCTATCGCAAAACCACCGTTTAAAAGGCCCGTCATCTTTATCAATCCACGGGTGCCGCTGGTGTCAATGGCCGCCAATACATACGCAGGACCAACGGTGATGGTCTGCTGAAACACACCAGTTTGAGAGTAGATTGCAACGTACAGAGTGGCCGTTGAGAACACCAAGTACGCAATTGCAATCCGTCCGTCAGTCAAGTTTGTAGACGTCATCGTGCAACACCCAGAGGTCGCGATAACCGTTGGCGTTCTTAAATATCCCATTGCTGTAGATAGCACGGAAGAGCCCGTAGCGCCAGCGTAATACTGGAGCGAGGTGGCTGTGGCCGATCCCAGAATGGGTGCTCCTGTTGGGACGCTGTAAGACGTAACCTGTTGTGCCGTCGACAAAGAAAGCACAGGTTGGAATGTTGTCTTATTGATGCTCGCTTTGTACATGTACCAACTAGACTTTCCTGATGGTGAGCCCTGCCAGTAAAATGTAATGTTTGCACCAACCTCAATCATGGTTGGCTTCGTCCCCGAAAACACATAAGGGCCACGGATCGTGATTGGCAACGCTCCGGCTAAATTTGTTCCGCTTTGGACAACTCCAGCGGAGTTATAAACAACATACTGCATTTGCTGCATGCAGTCACAAAACATAAAAATAAAGTTACCAGTGCTCAGGCCAAAAACTGAATTGAAGTTGGGTGCGTAAGAACCAAACACGTTCATGTTTGAGTTAGGTACGGTATTTTCGGCACTGAGCACGTTTACTGCCGACAACGTGCGGAAGCAAGGCGTAAGGTTTCCAGAGGCGTTGTTGGTGTATGCGAAAACGATAGTCATACCATCCGACAACACGGTTGCGTCAGGGTTGTTTTTTCCTGCGGTCACAGCAAATGTCGAACTGATGATTATCGCGCCTGCGGAGTTAACAACAACATAATTGTAAGCAGCACTTCCAAGGTTGAAGATCACAAAAGACCCGTCGCTACGCGCCGCCAAAGCTGGGGCGTTTAACGAAAAACTGTTTGGTGTGATTGACGCGGTCCATGCGTAAGCGCCAACGCCAGTGGCACTGAAGCCTCGGAAATAAGTGCTTACATCCGACGAATCGCCGAGGGCCAACGCAAAGCCGCCGCCAGATAGGGCAACCCCGTTTATTGCGGAGGAGGGTGCTGTCGTTTGGGAGAATGAGGTGTCGTTTACCGCCGATGTGACAACGGACCCTGTATTTGAGTACACAGCGTAACAAGGCTTGTTAGCAGTGCCGCCAGAAGCGTTAACCCAATAAACAACAAAACCCCCACCTGTTAATGCAACAACGCCGACGTTATTGTGTTGAGTTGAAGCAATATACGTGGAGGATGCGGATGTAGGTGATACAACGATTGCGCCAGACGCATCGACGACTTGAAAATACGCTTGGTTGTTTGACCTGTTTTTCCAAGATTGAACAATGTTCCCGTTCGTCAAAACCGCAGCAAACTTGTAACGGGAACCACCGTAAAACCCTGTTGCCGTATCAAAAACAGACGAGATTGAGGTTCCCCCAGAGGCTGCAAAAACAGAAGAATTTGGAGTGTATGGGAATGAGATGGATGAGGGTACTGGCAGGTTGGCAGGAGACACATAATCCCCTGTTGTGCCCTTGTAATACACCAAGTCGCCAGCATTGAAACCAGTTGTCGTTGGAACAACAACAGCGTTGCCTGTTGTGTTTGTGTTTGGAAGTTGTGGTGCGTTGCGTGACATGTTTAACCCTCGTAACCGTAGACGTTGACGTTGACCCCAGCAATCGTGGACAGTGCGACCACGTTCTTGCCTGTTGTGGCGACGATGCCGCCGCGCTCAAGAACACCACCAGCGGGGATCAAGGTTTGGTACTCAAGGTACTCACCTGCGGCTGGCGTTGATGTGGCGGAGATGGCAAGATTGACCGCAGCCAAGTAGCCCGTTGTGTTCACAATCTCCACGTTGAAAACGCTTGGCGTAGCGCCGACGTTGTAAACCGTGGTATTTGTGCTTGCGGCAAGCGATGCTTGACCTAGTGTTCCTGATGCCATGGTTTTTCCTTAAAACTGAGCCATGTAATACGTTTTTGCCGTCGATGGTCCTGTCACTGGTGCTGGCAAACTTGCCCAGCCAGTACCAGTCGACGTGAGCAAATTGCCAGCGCCTCCGGGTGATGTTAGACCAGTACCGCCATAAGCTGCCGCAAGCGCATTCGCAAGCTGCAAACCAGTGGATGTGAGCTGCATTTTCCATGCACTCTTAGCCTGTGTAAAGCCCCCGACGTACCATTGGTGAGCATTTGCTGTACCAGTGCTGTCGGTAGCGTAAACCAAGTTGCCAGTCGTTCCAGAGCCCGATGGAGCAGAGCCAAAAACGTAGGCTTCGCAAGCGCCTGTAACGGTGTACACGGGATCAGCGTAGCCTGAGCTTGTGTAGCCCAAGTCAGCCCACCCATGCACGTCTGTACTCAAGTCGGAGTAGGCAACGAAGTCAGCCGAAGCGCTTGCACCAGCGTTTGCGTTGTAGATATACGACTGCACGTACAGGTCTTGATCGCCTGTGGCCGCAAATGTTGGGTTTGTCGCGCCGCTCAATGGAGCCGTGTCGCCAACACGCAAGTACGTGCCGTTGAATTGAAAGTTCGGACTGAACTGAGTGGTGTTCGGTGCCGATTGATAAGGCACCTCAAAAGCCGCTCCGCCAGCCAAATTGGTTGCAGTGGTAGCTGCGGGTGCGGCGACCCAATTGAAGGCCGTGCCGGTCCATCCAAGCACCAAGCCAGCCACAGAGGGAGCTGGGGCAAACGCCGTCACACCCGTGGCCGATTGATACACGATTTGGCTTGCAGCACCACCCGCAATGTTCGTTGCGTTGGTGGCGTTGTTGGCGGTGCCCACCGTCAGCGTGTTTGGGTTGATGTATGCGGGTGCAGAGGCACCAGCGGCCAACACAAAGCCTGCGGTGGCCAACGGAAGGTATGCAGTGACGCCAGTGGCGCTTTGATACACCACGGTGCCTGTGTTGCCGCCGGGCAAGTTGCCAGTAGCACCAGCCGAACTAGCGATGATCTTGACCGCGCCCGTGTTGTCCTTGTAGTACAGCTTGCCATCGGTGATGTTGATGGCCAATTCGCCCGAGGCGAGGTTGGCTGCCAACGGCTGTTGGGAGACTGTCGTGCTGTAGTAAAGCTGAATGGGGGTGTAGCCTGCTGCTGACATGTTTATTCCTCAACTAATCCGCCATAAGGGACTTCTGATCCTGACAGGTCATCAAGATTCACGTCTGGCCGTGGGTATTGTAAAGTGATCCGCTCAGTTTTGCGAGCAGGAAGTCGATAAGGATCTTTCTCGTCCGCGCATCCTTGCTGGCACACCTTGAGGCCGGGGAAGTTTGGATCAGGCATGGCTTCAACAATCGGGCGCTTCATCTTGCAACGGTCGCAAACAAAGATTGCAACCGAAGCGTTTCCACGGGTGTCTAAAAATTTAGGCATTACCGTGTGTACACGCTGACGTTGGGCGCAAAGTAGATCGGCGACTTGTCGCGCTCTTCTTGCTCGGCCATGATGAAATACTTCTCGGCTTGGCCTTCCAAATACTGGATCTTTGCCAAGTCGACCGCAGGCAATTGTTGGCTCATCTGGTGGGCCAGCATGTTTTGGATCGCCATCAACCAACGGTCAGGGACCGCCAATTGGCCATTCAACGAGCCGACGTCCTGAATTTGCGCTGAGTACCACACCGTCATTTGATAGAAGGCGCTCTGAGGCGTTGGCCACAGGGTGATTGTTGCTTGTGGGATCGTGCGGTTCAACCAATACTGGAATGGCTGGTTGGCCGTGAAATTCTTGTTGGGCAGGTTGGTGTAGTCATCACGGTTCAAGCGAGCCATGGTGATCTCTGTAGAGTTCACACCGAGGTACCACTCACGGATGGCCAGCGTTGTTCCGCCAAACGCTTGGATTCGGTAGTACAGCACGTTTGAGCCGGGATCAATGTCTTGCCAAATCCACTGGCCATCGGTCACCGTCACAGCCGTCTCGGTGTACAGCGTGGTCCATGTGACACCATCAGGCGACGATTGGTACCGGTAGCTCCAAACCGCAGAGCCACCACCTGCCACGTATGGCATCATGCCAATCGAGCCGATGTATTGGGGGCTGTTTGCGGGGTAGGTGACAACGATGTCACCGTTGGGATTAGTCTGCTGGCAGTATGTATCGACGTTGTCATCCGCCACGTTGGCGGCAGTGCCGCCAGCGGATGAGACGTAAGAGCCTGTAGGCTGCGTCATCCAGCGGTACAAGGCGTTTAAAACGTCATTCCCACCCACAGGTAGCAGGTACTCGTATTCGTTCGGCTGGAGGCCAAATACGTGCTTCTTGATGGCGAAATACTGAATACCCTGATTGATCAGGTTGCTCAGGATCATGAACAGCGACTGTTTGGAGGCTTGCACCTGCTCAACGGTCAACTCTTCCGCCAGCTTACCAGCGCGTCTAGCCCCGTCGTCGATCAAATTTTGAACGGTGACGACTGTTTGTCCTACTGTTCCGCTGTATGCCATCTTGTTTCCTTACCAGCCGGGGCAGTTCCAACGCTGCATTGATGCACGCGCTCTGCTGCCCTTTTCACTTTTCTCTGCAACAGGCTCCATTCTCGCGCAAAAAGAGTCGCGTCGGGCACCGCCTTGAGGCTGTGGAGCCTTTAAATTGCTGCCAGTCTCACGGTTGTACTTTGCACGACCTTTTGCAGTCAAACCAGCGCCCTTGTCCGCAGGCAACTTCTCTCCACGACCAACCGCAAGCGACACGCCACCCTCTTTCATCTTGGCCGTCTTTGCAGACTCCTTAAATGCTTCGGCGGTGGGCGCACCTTTGCTGCCGACCTTGCGCATCTTCTCTTTCGAGCCTGCTGCGATCCGATCGCGCTTTGCGTTGATGTTGGCGTAAAGACCGTTGGCCATGATTACCAGCAGCTCTTTACTTTGCCGCCATCCTTCTTGCCACGAGAGGCCATCAGTTTTTTGTTGGCTTCTTTGATTTCGCGCAGCTTGGCCAAAGATCGCTCAATGCCTTCCATTGAAGCACGCTCCTTCTCTGGGTCACGACGCGGCACAACGGGAGCCTTGTAAGGCTCTGCCTTGTATGGCTTTGCGTTGATGATTGCATCACGATCAGCTTTTGTGTAGCCACGTGGACGCGCAGGCAGACCAGCCTTTTGACGAGCCTCGTAGTAGTCCGTGTCGCTGTCGTAATCCATCGGATTAGTCGAGCCACCGATAGCCTTCTTGGATATGCGCTTGGTGTTGTAGGCGATGGCTACTGCCTGCTTCACTGGCTTACCAGCTTTGACTTCGGTGGAGATGTTCTTCTTGAACGCCTTGTCAGATTTTGATTTGATGAGTGGCATATTTAATCCGAGTTCTTGATGAGATAGCCCTCTTGGGCAACTGCGACTGAACCTGTTCCGCTTTGAATCTTGCACTGAAGCTGAATGTCTGTTTTCTCAAGGAATGGACGAGGCATGATGCGCAAAGCGTCGTAGCTCATGGCAAATGGCGCTTGCTGCGTCAACTGGACCACACCAGCAGAGCTGATTGTCTTGTTGCGATACGTCACGTAATCGTTGCCATTGAGCGATGTGTAAATCGCCACGCGCTGCAAGAAGAACGTGTAGCCAGCGGGAACCGTGTAAATGGCAGATTGTGTTCGTCCAACGCCAGTGTTGATCTGAGCGTAGGTAACCGTTGCGCCTGCATTCTTCAGGTACACGGCACCTGCTGGGTTCGTTGCGCTGCCAGTAGAGACAAACATGCTGTTGATGCGCAAATAGCTGTTGACCGTTGCAACTGGCGTTGTGCCATTGAGGGTCACCACTTCGCTGATTTGAGCGTAATTGGCATCCAAACCAACAACCGTGATCTTGGCGGTGTCACCGTTGGAGCCGGACATGTACATGACTGCGGCAGCCGTTGGGTACGTGTAATCAGTGGCGTTCTCCCAAACAGGGATGAAAGTCGTACCGATGGTTGGTTGGTAGCCGTAGATGTTGACCGTGCTGTGGCCTTGAATCTGTCCGCGTGCAACCTGCAAGTCAAAAGGCTCGTAAGCCCCTTGACGCGACACTGATGAGTACGTTCCCATGGCTTTAGCCGCAGAAGACTGTGATGGTGGCGCTCGTTGGGAGCGTCACGTGGATGTTTGTTGTGAACCGCAGACCGTTGCCGGGGATCAACATTGTGACCACGCTGGTGTCGGTTGTGAGGTCGATTGTTGCCACGACTGTGCCGCTTGCGCCGCCGTCACGAAGGACGACTGAGCCTGCTGTGCCGCCGGGCTTGATGTGGTAGCCAGCCACGTTGGTTGCGCCTGCATACAGAGCACCTGTCGCGCTTGCATAGGCCGAGAATACGTTTGTTAGAGTGCTCATGAAAGCTCCAATTAAAAGCAGGGGCCGAAGCCCCTACTCAGGTTTAGCACACCTTGCCGCCGCGCTTCTTTGTGGGAGGCGCAACTGTGACGGACTTTTCAGTCTTGGTCACGCTACCAGCGGGATTCATCTTGCCCTTGACAAAGTCACGGATCTTTCCGAAGCCCTCTTTGGCCATGCTGATGGGATTCAGGGCATCTTCAAGCTCACGGCTTGCTTTGTCCGAAATCGCTTTTGCATCGACCACGTCACCTTCTGCATACTTAGCGACTTTGCCGCCTTTCTTGAAGGTGCCTGATTGCAAGCTGTTGGCCACGGGACGTGACACAGGTTTACGTGGCATTGCTACTGCTTTGCCGTCGTCAACCTTACCCCCCGTGGCATAGGCTTTTTTTGCTGAACCGCCTTTTTTGAAGCCACCAGCATTGCCATTGCGCACGCCACCTGTTGAGGTGCCGCTCACGCCAGCTTTTGCAGTGTCAGCAGGACGGTTTTCCCAATCAACCTTGCCGCCTTTAGCGAAGCCACCTGCGTTGCTCATTTTGACGCCCTTGGTACCCTTTGCGGTATCAGTCTTGTCGCCATCAACAACTTTGGTGTTGGCAAATTTGCCGACGTTGCCTTTGATAGTGCCGCCCATGGCAAAGCCACCAGCATTACTATTCTTGACGCCGCCAGTGCCCTTAGCGCTGTCGTTCTTGTCACCGTCAACCACTTTAGTCTTGGCGAACTGCTTGACGCTGTTCTTCAAGGTTGTCTTGGTTGAAGCTGAGTCGATCTCACCGCCAGAAGCGAACTTCTTGCCAGCCATTGCCTTCTTGATCATTGCGCGATCTTGAGCTGCATCTTCGTGCTCTGCCTTACCACCCTTTTTGTAAAGGTTGGGGTTCATAGCGCGACGACGCATGGCCATTGAAGGCTTCATAGGAGCAGCAGCAGGTGCCATACCGCCACGGGCAGGCATACCAGCAGGCATTTGAGCAGGCATGGATGACTGCATTGGCATGAAGCCACCGTCAGCCTTACCTTGCACTTTGCCGCCTTTTTTGAGCTTCAGAATAACTGAAGGCTCTGTGGTCATCATTTTGACCATTGGCTTAAATTGACCCATGATGGCCTCCTATTAGGCTTGAGTTACGCCGAGAGCACCTTGACGCGTAGCGTTAGGGCCGACTTGGATGGCGTTACATGCAATCGTCAAGATCAAGCGGCTGATGCCGTTTGTTGCTGAAGATGGAACGTAAGTGCCGCGCACGTCACCAGTTGTGGTGGTAGCAGCAGCCGTAGCAGCAGCAACGAATGTGCCTGCGTCACGAGCCAGTGTGTTAGCCCAACCAGCGCCAACGATGTAACCAGCGTCAACCACACGAATTGGCAAGCCAATGATGTCGGTTGTGCCAACGGTCACAGCAGTTGCAGAACCTGCAATCGCCACGTTAGAAACTTGGTAGAAAGCCTTCTTGCCGTTCACGGGAGTGGCAGCAACAGACACTGTGATCACTTCAGACATGGGTTGACCGTAGTAGTCATAGCCAGTCACGGTGAATGCACGAGCGGTTGTTGAGCTGTTCACGCTCAGAGCGCGAGGGACGTCCAACTGGATCACGGTAGTGCCATCAGAGCGAACCACAGACTTGGCCGATGCGCCAGCAGTCAAAGTCAAGTTGCCAGCGGCAGCAGGAGCTTGAGAAGCGGCAACAGCGGTTGTGCTGAGTGCTTGAGGGATCACGTCAAACGTGTAAGTGCGGCCAACAGGACCAACGCCCAAAGACATTGGAGATGGATCGCCCAGCAATGAATTGCCAGAAGCAAACAGGTTGATAGCACCAGTAGCGCTTGAAGAAGCACTCAGGGTGTATGTACCTGCGCCGCCGGAACCAGTACCGAAAGCAGTGATGTACGAACCGGCAGTCACGCCTGTACCGCCGATGAATTGGCCCAAGACCAAAGCGTCGCCAGACAGTTGAGCTGTCACAGTCATTGTTGTACCAGACACGGAGCCAGCGAACACACCCTCAACAGGTGATGTGGCCGTACCCATGTACGTTTGGGCTGGACCTAAAAACAGGTCGTCAGAAAATTGAGGCATTGATCTTCTCCTTGAAAAGCATGATCAGGTTTTAAAAAGGGAGTGCAGTTTAACTGCACCCCCTGTTCGACTTTAGACGCCGGGTGTACCGTAGGCACAACGTGGGTCTGTGAAGCCGAGGTCGTAACGCTCTGTCGCTTTGTAGCGCATAGAGTCAGTTTCGAAGTCGCCTTCCATGGTCTTCTCCAGACGACGGCGCATCAAGAGCTTGAAGCCCTCTGGTGCATCGGTCTGAACCCACCATGCTGTAGAAGAAGTCAAACGTGACAACACAGCAGCGCCTTCGTCCAACAAGCCAATCGCTTTGATTGGGTTGATGTCGTTGTTAGCGTTGCCAGTGCGGAGCACAGACTTCAACAACACTTCGGCTTGGAAGATGTTGCCGGGAGCCACGATCAATTGACGTGGAACCAAACGGATCTTCTTGCCGTTGTTGTCAACAGCTTGACGGATCTGGATCAACATTTGCTCAAGCGATGTTTGTGACAACACAGCAGCAGTAGCCAATTGGTTACTGAATGTGCCGTTCACGATTGGGTGAGCGGTGTTGATCAAGGAGACGCCGTCGCCACCAGCGTAGCTGTTGTTGAAGGCGGTGTTGAGCACGTTAGCGGCCAACAATTCTTTGGTTTCCACCAAAGATTGAGCCAAGTGGCGTGCATAGACTTGACCGATACGGATGTGATCGCCGTCCTCAACCAACACTTTGGTCAAAGCGAAGGCCAAGCCATACACTTTGTACACATAGCGCTTCAAGAACAGGACACCACCTTGTTGGTAAGTCACTGGAGTACCGTCGGGCAACTGTGGAGCTGCACCGAAACCGTAGAGCACGGGCTCTTCGTGGTAGTTACGTGGGATGCCGTCTTCTTCGCGGAACACACGGCTCCACTCGTCGGCACGTTGGTCATAGACTCCGTCGAAACATTCGTTGAGGATGGGTTCAACAATCGAACGGAAGTCCGTACTGCGCATTGGGGCTGCCATTTGTTAGCTCCTTAATTAAACGATAGCTGTCACGCTACCGAAGTATTGTGAGGAAGCGTTAACGACACGAACGATAACGTAGGCATCACCCCAGTTATTGTCCACATAGGGAGCGATGTCCACAACGCGCATCTGACCTTGAGCGCCGTTGGCCACAGCAGTAGACACGCCCAAGCAAGTCGAAGACAAGCCAGTAGTGGTAGAGCCAGAGGTCACGGTCAAGCCGGTAGTTGCGGAGAAGTTGTATTCGCCACCCAGAGATGTCTGAGCAATAGTTGCGTCAGTTTGGATCTCGTACACGATGTTTTGATCGTTGTAGAAGTAAGCAACGCACGAACCAGTTTGGAACGTAGTGCTGGCAGGCCAGTAGTTGCTAACGCGACGACGACCAGTAGTGTCGGTGTACTCAACGCCAGCGAAAGCGCCAGACCAAACGCCAGTAGCGGCAGCATTGGTGATGGTACCAGCGGCGACGGATGTACCGGCAGTGCTGTTGTAGCGCACAGGTGCGCCCTTCAAGATGTCAGTGGCGTAGCCAGAGACGATACCGTTAGCGAGCGCCTGAGCGCGGTCCAAACCGGAGGGATGGAACGCAGGACGCAAGCCGAACGGAGCAGAGGTTGAACTCATGTGAAACTCCTTTGATTAACCCGAAAATACGGGCAGTTTGCTTGGTTGTTGATCAAAATTGCCAAGACCCTCGCCCTCGACATTCACAAGCGACTTGCCGTTACTGTCACGCTGGCCTTGCAGGCTTTCCAACTGGACACGTACTTTTTCAGCCTCTTCACGAGGGAGCTCGTGATGGTGATACAGCATGTGGTCTTGGTAGACATCCATTGGCAGTTTGAACAGCAACATCTCGTTGCAAGAAATATACCCAACATGCTCACCGGCTTTCACTCGATAATTTTCATAGCCCGGCAACTCTTCCGACTTAACGGGAACGTAACCGAGGCGAATCCTCTTATCAATTGAATCGTAGCTATTGGTTGTCGAAAGCCAGCAAAGGTGCCACCCATCCATGTTGGGCAGTTTTGGCAATGCTGATTGCGTCCATTCCTCACTCCACATCTTGCGACGTTCCTGTGTCGAAATGAACTTCTCTTCGGGTGCTGCGCGGCTTGCGTCCCCGCTTGCGCGGTCATTGCGTCCACCAGCATTCAAAGATTTTTTGAGACGTGATTCTGTCATGTGATTCTCCAAGTATTAGTTGCGGTTACCGTTTGCACGGTCGTATTTAACAAAGCTGTCAATCATTGCTTTCTTGCGCGATGGGTTGTCCCACGCACCAGCTTCTTTCATTGCCTTCACTCGCTCGGGCGACAAAATAAACTGATTGCGGTTCGTACCACCGAATGCGCCAGAGGCTTCACGACCTGAGCTTCCCACTACGTTCCTCGGTTTTCTCACAGCAGAATTACTGTCAGTGTTTGTAGTATAGCGGTGTGGCATAGCTTTTTGCAAGCGACTATCGAGCTCGTCCCAATAATCTGGGTCTTTTGGATCCCAACCCTCAGTGACCATGGCTTCGTCATGCTTCTTGGCAATCTGAGCGTCACGATCTGTACTGTTTGGGTCGTACCAAGTATTGCGCTTCATCCACTCGGCAGCGTTGCGTTGAATAGCAGGATCTGGTGCCTGATATTCGGGCTGGCGCTGTTGAGGTTGACGCAACTCTTGCTCGGCTTGTTGCTTGCGATACTTCAGTTGACCCAAAGCATCTTCAGCTTGACGCCACAACGTCTGCGCTTCCACCATGGCTTCGCCGTCTGAATTGGTGGCAGCTTCTGCCAGCTTCATCTTGGCGTATTCAAGGCGGACTTGTTGGTCTTCAATGTCCTTGTCCATGCGAGAGATGCGACCCTGCTTGGATTCGTTCTCCACATTGGCCAAACGACGCTTGAACTCTTCGTTTTCACGTGCCAACTGCTGCAAGCGGAGGTCTTTTTCCTCGTTGGTCTTGCGGATCAGGTCTTTCTTGGCACGGCGACGGTTGCGTTTGGCTGCACGCAGCTCTTCACCGTCATCTGGATGGTCTGCATCGTCGTCGAGTTCGGCTTTGTCGGCTTTTGGCTCATCTTTTGGCTCTTTTGCCTCTTCGATGAAGTCATCACCACCCATGCCGTCGACTAAATCGACCACTGCGGAGCCGTCTTGGCCCTCTTCAACGACCAAGTCGTCGGTTTTATCTTGATTTTTGCTCATGTTTGTGTCCCTTTAGACATAGGCTTTGAACGAAAGCGGATCGTCTGTGATCTTCGCAATCAATTCGTGGTCGTTGATGGTCATAAACAGCACTGGATCTTCATCCTTGTCTGCACCGGGCACATTACGCTCCCAGCGATCACCACCCCAGCGTGGTACGCGCACAAAATCACCGATCTGTGCCCAGCTACCCTCTGGCCATGACGTCATCGTGTCGCGGTTCTTGTAAGCCAAAGGCCCAAAAGCCACGACCTTGCCGATCATGTTGTTCCACTTCTCGTTTTCTTTCGTCTCGTCGACGATGATGATGCGGCCCGACGTCTTTTTGATTCGACGCAGTTGCACAATCACTCGACCACCCATCGGCGCTTGGCCGGGGTTGACGTCTGGAAACGCCCATGCCAACTCAGCGGGGTCCGATGCTTGCGCACTTCCCTCGATTGTTGGGATCTTCTCTTTCTCGTCACTCATACTCACTCCTTAAACACCATATTGCAGGTGCATCATCAAAGCGCTTTTCAGCGCGGCCTCACCCACAGGAGCGTGGGTTAATCTTCTCTGCCTTCGTTCTGCTCCAAGATACGGTCGAGAGCGTCAAGGGCGAACTGAATGCCCTGAGCTTCACCGACCATTCGTTGGTAGCCTTCCCAAGAGTGGGCGTTTCCCGAGGCAAGGGAAGACCCGATCTCTTGTTGGCGCAACTTGATCACATGGATCAGTTGGTTGATCATTTTTTCTTAGCTTGAGCCAAGCCGCCTTGAGGCTTCTTAGCGTCGCTGCCTTTGAGGCTTTGACCAGTCAGCTTCTCACCCATGGCGAGGCGCTTGTGTTGGGGCACGTTCACGCCCTTTTGTTCTTGATCAGAAATTGCCATTTGGCGCTCCTAGTTGTTGTGGCATACCTTCAGGCATTGCCGGTGGTTGAGGCGCTGCCATTGGCATTGCCGGTTGACCTGCGCCCATTGTAGGGGCAGGTTGTGGCGTTACCGCCAATTCGTTTGCATGTTGGATCGTTTCGTGAGTCAGTTTCTGATTCTCGATGTCGATCTTCGTGTCGTTGTCCATCTTGTGCATCTGGACGTCCGCGAGCAACTTGGCTTGCGCCTCTTGTGCTTTCTGTGCGTCGGCTTGCTTCTTGCGCTCGGTCTCTGCCATGCTGGTGTCTTTGACGACCTGTGCATCTGGTGGCAACTGACCTTTGGCCGCTTGCTGGCGCTGCTGGGCTTGCTGAATGAGCTGCTGGAAGGCTGGAATGAACTGCTCGAACACTTCCTTGGTATCCAACGCTACGTGGCCTCCAACAGCCGTATAGAGCTTGTCAATGGACGCGGTGAGGGCAGGGTCGTCGTAGTTGTCCACGGGCTTGCCATTCTGCGATTTAGCCACGTAGCCATTCGAACGGTTGAGGTACCACAGCGTCATGTGTTGCTTGATGTGTTCGATCAAGTGGTTGAGGTAACCGGGGTCCGCGAATGGCGACTGGCCAAAGAACGGGTTCAAGCCAAACTGCAAGTGGTCTTGGATGTGGGCGATGTGATCTTGCTGCATGTACGCATAGGCTGGTTGGCCAATGAGCATTGCGGCGTTCTCGTCTGCCGATGTGCGCTGCTCTGGTGATGGTGTTTCCTTCATCAGTTCGTTGATGTTGGGCACCTTCATCTGCTTGAGCGAGCGAGACAGCACGGCGTTCATGTTGAACTCTTGCGGGTGCTTGTCGGCCAACTGAATCACAGCCTGCATCTGAGCCATACGCTGGGTCTCAGAGAAGATGTGTGGATCAGAGACGGGGATCACGTCGGTGTTGCGTGCGAAGTCTTCGCGTGTGATGTCGAGGTCGGCCACGACTTCAGACTTGCGCATGTCGTCGAAGTGCCAACGGTTCAAGCGGCAAAGGATCTTCAGCACACGTGACTGCGACTCATGCAAGCGTGCATGGATGGCAGAGAACACTGACGCGCCTTGTTCGATCAAAGCCTGCGTGGTGCCCACTGGTGCGTTGGCGTTCACGTCGGCGATCTTCTCTTCCGATGTGCTCACCACGCCCTTGGCGGCATTGTCCAGCCAGCCCAAGAGCTTGAACAGCACTTCGCTTGGTGGGTTGAACGGCATTGGCATGGCGATCTGGCGGATGTCTTGCACGCCGGGTGCGCCTTCGATCTCAACGATCTGCGTCACTTCCACTTGCTGTGACTGGCCGCTGATCTTCGCGCCCTTGAGCTTCAGCATGGTCGCGGCGTTGTTGATGTGAGCCGAGTCCATCAAAGCACGCAGGGAGCCCGTCAAAGCGGCACTGAGGCCACCGATCAGGTGAGGCAAGCCAATGGCATAGGCACCACGCCATGGGATGAACTTGAACTCGACGATCCAATCCAGCTTGGTCATTGTCTCGTCGGTCTCTTCCCAATTGCGGTACAGGCCCACCACCTCGTTGTCGAGCTCGTCGATCATCAAGATGTACGGAGCCATCTCGCCTTTGCTGTACTTGTCGTCTTCCAACTCAAGGTAGGTGTAGACGTGGTAGACCTTACGCAGACCGTCTTCGTTGTCTTCGTACTGCTTACCTTCGATCTTGTTGTTGGCCTTCTCGACCTTGTTCTGCTCAATGGTGCCAGAGGCTTGCACCATGTTGATGTCGCGGTACATGCCGCTGGCAATGCGTCGGTTGAACTCCCAATGGGTGATCTCATGCACTTCAGCCGCACGCTGGGCGGTGTAGAAGTTGGTCGCAGCGAATGGGAGGATCACGCGGTCGATTGGCAAGAACTCCACGCATGGGCGCTTCTTCTGTTCGTCGAACCAAATCTTGAAATACTGTGAGCCACCCAATGGCAACTGAGTCAACAACTGCTCTTGCTCGTCACGGAACTCTTCAATCTGTTCGGTGATCTGCCAATTGAGGTAGTCCTTCTTGCGCTCGGCGCGGTCGGCCTTGATGTCGTCCATCTTGCCAAGGATCTTGGTGCGCACAGGACCGTCTGGTGGGTACATCTCTTTGATGGCCTTGGCAGCGAAGTCAACGCAGCCCTCGGCCATGGCGGGGTGAACCACCTTAGATGCGCCCATGAAGGTTGCGCCGCCGGGTGCATCGCTGCCCATGCCAGTGCGGCGAATGCCCTCTTCGTATTGCTTGTCGCGCAGTGATCGCGCTTCTTTGTCCTTTTGCAACAAGTCGATGTAGCGCATCGAAATCTTGTTCAACTCGTAATCGTCGTAGTCCTCTGACATGTTGGCATAGAAGTCGGGGTTGACCTCTGGGCCGTCATCTTCCATCGTCACGATGGCCGAGCCGTCTGGCAGCTCTTCAGTGTCAAGATCCACCTCTGGCATGTCGACGGCAGCAGAGCCGTCTAGGTTCTCGGTGATCTGTGGGTCTTCTTGATTGAGTTCGTCCATCACTTGGCCTTTTTGCGTTTATTGCTTAATTCTAAGTTAATGGTGTCCATGTCTGCATGCATTTTCACCTTGCCGCCTTTTTTGTAGCCAAGGCGCTTCTTCATGGCTTGCTCATACGCGCCCATTTGATTGATGAACTGTTCGTCAATCGGTTCGCGGATGATGTTCATCTTGGCTTGGTTGAAGGGCACAACCTTCTTACCCATGGCCGCGATCTCCTTCTTGGCGTTGGCCATAGAGCGAGGTGCCAGCAAGTCAGCGGGTGTGAGGTACTTCGTCTTGCCCACTAAGCGCGATGGGATGTCGTGGCCATACGTTGGGTGAGGGGAGATGCTTTCCTTCAGGCTGCGCGATGGGTCGAACTGGATGATAGACGAGCCACCGGCACCAGTCTCGATGTTGCGCAACTCGGGGTGGCTGATCGCGTAGATGATGTCGTCGAGCTTTTGCTTGCCGCCGGGGAAATACTTCTCTTTACCCAACAAGCCAATGATCTTCTTGCGCATGCCCGAACTCATTTGGCCGTGCAACATCACGTCCTCTGGGTTCTCAAAGCCGGGGAACTCGGGGTAAGGCACATCGTGCTTGCTTGTCGTAGTCGTCTCTTCACGCATCAAGCGGTTGAGCATGGCGATACGCTCCATGGGAGACGCATGTGGCTTGTGGTGGGAGATGACCGCGTCGAGCATGTGGACCGCGTGGTTCAACGCCTCGGGCGACATCTTGTGGTAATGGCCATAGACCTTGCGCTCTGGGTTCTCTTCGGCCAACTTCTTGACCACGTTAAACATGCCAGCGCTTGCGCCCAAGTCACTTGCCCAGCCTTCTGGGTGGCCAAACGCGCCATAGTCTTTGCCGCCGTACAGGCCCACGGGCTTGTCCAGCTTCTCGCCACCGATGGACTCAAGGTACTCACCTGCCTTGGGTGCGCCCATGCTCTTGCCCTTGGTGGGCTTGACACCACCACGGCTTGTATCGCCCGGCACGCCCACGGAGTACGAGTCCTTCAAGTCCTCATAGTTGATCACGGGCACGTCCATCTTCTTGGAGCCCTTGATACCCACGGGCAAGTCCTTCTCACGTGCGATCTGTTGCAACGTCTTCTGATTGGGATTGTCCACGCCTTGCATCTGACGGACCATGCGCTCGGCCATGGCTTCAATGTCAGCCTGCTTCAGCACTGGCGATGGCTCATAGTGCAAAGACTTCTCGACCTTGCCGCCCTTGGCCAACTGTTGGAAGTTGTCGATGCTGTAGTTCGTCGCGCCGTTGTCCATGTTCTGGTTGTCAGGCGTGGTGGTCATGCTGCTTGGGTCTTTGATGACCGTGGGCAGTGGACGTGGCTCAAGGCCACCCTGTGCCAACTGAGGCACGCTAGGCGAGCTTGCAGTGCCGCTTAATTGACTTAGCGTAGTGATGCCACCACCGTCGGCCATCTGAGGCATTGGTGGCTTCATGGCGGCCATTGCTTGACCTTGGGGCGTCATCTGCAAGATGTTGCTGCCGCCTTGTGGTGGAGGGGCACCAGCGCCACCCAATGGTGATGGAGCGCCTTGTGGTGCGCCTTCTGGTTGACCTTGAGGTGCAGGCTGTGCCATGTTGGCAGGCATCAGTTGGTTGCCGGGCTGGCCTTTGTTCATGTCCACGCCACCCATTGGCAGCGGTTGATCACCCATGCTCACACCACCCACAGGGAATGGGCCTTGGTCGGTGCGCGTCGGTGGCACGAAGGCTTTGATGTCGAGGCCGGGCGCTTCATTCGCGCCGATGTTGCGCATGTCGTTGAAGTTTGGCTTGGCCTTCTTGACCAATGCTTGCTTCATCTCGTCAAGAGATGGCTGCACTGCGCCGCCCATGGCCTTCTTGACCACGAAGGGTGTCAGCTTCTTGCCAGTCTTCTCAAGGGTGTGGTAGCCACCGAAGCCAGCCTTCTTGATCGCGCCAAGGATGCGGGGGTCTTCAATGTGCTTGTAGTTACCAGTGCTCAACACCTCGCCCATCAGCTTGGGGTCGTAGGCTTTGAAGTCTTTGTGCTTGGCGACATGGCCAGCGACTGAGCTGACGTGCTCAGGGTTCTCGTAATCGAATGCGTTCACAGTGCCTCCTTCGGCTTTCTTGTTGGCCATTGCCTCTGCGTTGGCTAGAGCTTGCTTTTGGCGTTGATCTGTCTGAGCTTTCAATGCGAACTCTTGCTTGAGTTGCTCCAGCTTGGCGCGAATGTCGTCGTTGGGTTGGGCCATGTGAACCTCATTGGGGATTGGCGACATTATGCCTTTGTCAAGCGAATTATTCAAATGTGATGTGGCGAGCAAGTGCAGTTAAACTGCACCTTACAGCTTTCTTACACAGCGTAAGGGTTGGTGCTCTCACGTTTGTTGTACTCGTTCGCATCCAAGATGTCGTCTTCGTCAAGGTCGTCCCGTGGTGGGGCGTCGATGCTGATCCATCCATAGTCACGCAGGTAGCGCAGTCCCTGTGAGATGCAGTCGACGAACTCGTCATGCACTGTGCCCTCTGGGAACGAGCAAATCTGGCTGACCATACCTTCGGCCCAATCTTTGACGTAACCCTTGTTCACGCTGCTCTCAGGCACCCACACGCGGCCAGCACGGATGATGTTGGCCACGATGCTCAGGCGTTGGACCTTGTCAGCCCTGCCGGGGTTGTAGGCGTGGACGGGCAGGTGAGCCTGACGCAAGTCTTGCAGCAGGGAGATGCCAGCGCTCTTGTCCTCAATCAGCAGCAGGTCGACCCGCTTCTTCTCTTTGCCGTCGCCGTACACCACCTCGAACTCGTCGATCACCTTGGGGCGGAGCTGGGGATACTGAAGGTGCTCTTGCCAGCAGTCGATGATCATCACGCACATGCCGCCATCCAATGGCTTGAACACGCCCATGGTGATGCAGCCTGTCGGGTCGTTGTGCGTCTTGTCTGACGTGGCGCAGTCGTAGGACTGAATGATGTACTCGAACTTGGGGAAGGCGCGGCCATTAGGCCACAGCTTGAACCAATCGCGCTTGACGATACCGCCCTCTTCAGGGTCGATGATCTCGGCGTAAATCTCTTGGCGGCCCAGCTTCGTGCCCTCGTACTGAAGGATCTGCTTCTGGAACGATGCGGCCAAGTTGGCCACGTTCACGTAGGTGGACGCCTTGGTCACCACCACGTCGTCGCCTTCGCGGTCGATCAGGTCCATCACCAGCGGCTTGGGCTTGGGCGTGGTAGACGCAATGATCTTGGTCTTAGACCCCAAGCGCACGGCGAACATGATCATGTCCCACGCTTCTTGCAGGTAGTCCCATGCGGCCAGCTCGTCTAGCCATGCCC